GCTGGCCTGCGAAGCGGTGGCCTATACGCTGATGCAATCGCCCGCCACGCCATGTATCCGTCTCTACGTACGGGTAGTGATGGTGGGACCGAAGCGCAACATCCCCTGGACGATGCTGATCGTGGCCGGCGAACCCGAGCCACCCACGGCGCCCCCCCTATTGATCGCGTTACCCAAGAGCAGCCACCTGCTGCTGTCCCGACTTGGCGCCATGGGCTTGGATCTTGCCGGCATGCGAGATCGGGCCAGCCTTTACCAAGGCAGGCTGCGTTCCAACAAGCGTCGTCAACGCATTAGCGTGTCGTTGCTGGATGCGCCGGACGGCAACCTCGACGTTGGATACCCCGCAAACAAAGCTCGACGCGCGGTATACGCCGCATAACACTGGCCATGTGACTGCATGCATCGGTCACGGCTGGATGAAAGGCGTTTGGTACTTCAACGAATAAATAAACAGAGGTGACATCATGATTCGACACAAAGTATTGCGTATACCCTTGCTGGCGGGGTTGATCGCCGGCATCGTGGCGCTGCCCGCCATGGCGCAGCAGCAGACTGGGGTAAGCCAGCAGCAGTCGGGGTTCGGACAGTCATGGCCGCAGGCGAAAAATGTCAGTGCGGCACCCGGCTGGCGTGTCTACGTCTTCGTGCAGGACGGGGTCAAGTATATTCAGGCCAACGATCTTGTTGGCACGGTACGCGTGACGGTGGCGACGCAGAGCGGCTATTTCCTCGTGCTGCCGCTGGGTGCCGATGCGCAACGCGTGTCCATACCGGGACGTCCGCTGGCAGCGGCCGTCAACAGCACGGCGCCGGCCATCACGGTCTATCAGGACAGTGCGGTGCAACTGACAGCTCGCTATCAAAGCGATGGCAGTACCGTATGGACGGCCACCGCCAAGATATCGACAACGCCGGTGTTAGCACCGGCAGTAACGGCTCTAGATTGTCCGCCGTGCGGCGCCAGCGGCCAGTAGCATCCTGCCACTGAAAGACTCGCGGATGCAGCAGCCATCCGCGAGTGATGGGATGGTTCGCCGGTAGCAAAAACGCAGGCTGTATCAATGCCGACGGCGCGATCAGCGCTGATGAACCCAACCTCTGGTAACGGTCTCCTATGCCTGTGACATGACACAGGCTCGCAATCGTTCCTCGGCCACCCCGAAATACCCCTCCGACATCTCCACGCCCACAAACCGCTGGCCCGCGCGCAGCGCGGCAACGCCCGTGGTGGCGCTACCCATAAAGGGATCGAGCACCGTGCTGTTCGGCTTCACGATCGCCACCAGCTTTTCCATCAACGATTCTGGCTTGCCGACCTGATGCTGCTTGCCACCGAGCTGCGGATGCACGGGTAAAACACCCGGCAGCACCACCGGGTGCGCCTTCGTATCGATCGGCCCGCGGCTGGCCCACACCACGTATTCGGCCTGGCTACGAAACCGACCGCGCTGCGGACGGCATCCGCCGGTTTTGTCCCACACCACGATGCCCTGCCAAACCCAGCCGGCCACCTGCACCGCATCGGTCATCGTCGGCAACATGCGCCAGTCGATGAACGCGAGAAGGTGGCCACCGGGTTTCGTCACGCGATGACACTCGGCCAGCCACTGGCTGGCCCATGCCAGAAACCCACGCTGGTCGCGGAAGTCGCCTTCGAAGTCGGGCAGCGGCGCCTTGGTGTTGCTGTTGATGTACTTCTCGCCGGTCGGCCGTGCGCGGGCGGCCATGGTCTGGCCACCGGAGCAATACGGCGGGTCGGTGATGACCGCATCGACGCTGGCATCAGCCAGGCCGCGTAACACCTGCAGCGCGTCGCCGCGATGGATCGTGTAGGGAAGAGTCGTGTGCGTCATGAGTGTTTCCGTTCGGTGCTCCCTGGCTCGCTGGCAGGGGACTCGATACGGCCCTCAACGAATTGATCGTCCCGCAGCGCGGGCACTTGATTTCGATGACATCAAAAACACGGGCGCGCGCGAGCAACTTCGCGCAGCGCGAACAACGAACATCCTGCATCACTCAGATCCTGTTGACGGGCGTGATAGCCTCGCCGGGCTCCGTCGACGGGGTGTGGAGCCTTTGGCTTGGCCTGCAGGTGTTGCTGCGGTGTCGGGTGGCCGGTGCCGCGTTGACGCGCGTCACCGGCCGCTCCACTTCATGAGGCGGCCATGGTGCCCTGCGTGGGGTCCCGCTGGGCAGGCCGCTTCCGATGTACCAGCCCACTGGTACATCGCTACCGCCTCGCACGCACGCGCATGCCGTTAGCACCATGCCGGCATGCCTACGCCACCCGCTCCCCGCCTGCCATGACGGTCACCACGTCCGTCGACTTGTCGCGCCTGCCGCCGCCCGAGGTAGTGGAAACGCTCGCGTACGAGCAGATCTTCGCCGAGACGCTGGCCGACCTGATCGCGCGCGATCCGTCGTTCACCGCGTTGGTGGAATCCGATCCGGCGTACAAGATCCTGCAGGTCGCCGCGTACCGCGAATTCAACCTGAGGCAACGGGTGAACGATGCGGCCAAGAGCGTTTTGCTCGCTTTCGCCGTCAAGGGGACACTCGACAACCTCGCCGCCTTCTACGGCGTGACCCGTCTCACCCTCGACCCAGGCGATCCATCGCTGGGCGTCGCGCCGACGTTTGAATCCGACGACGAGTTACGCCGTCGCGTCACGCTCGCGCCCTCCGGTTATTCCGTCGCCGGCCCGGATGCCGCGTACATCTTCCTCGCACTCAGTGCGTCCGGCCTGGTGCTCGACGCCAAGCCCACCAGCCCCACACCGGGCAAGGTCGTCGTCAGCGTGCTATCGCGCATTGGCGATGGCACGGCCGATGACGATCTACTCGCTATCGTCACCAGCGCGCTCAGTGCAAAAACCGTGCGCCCGCTGACCGATCACGTCACGGTGCAAAGCGCGCAAATCGTCCCCTTCGCCATCGTCGGTACGCGCTATACCTTCGGTGGTCCGGATAGTGAGCTGGTGCTGGCTGCCTCCGATAAAAACCTCGCGGCCTATCTGGCGAACTCTAAAAAGCTCGATCGCGACATCACGCTCGATGGCATCTACGGTGCATTGCGCGTGCCTGGCATCCAGCGCACGGATCTGACGTCACCGAGCGCCAACATCGTCATTAGCGGCACACAGGCCGCCCACTGCACATCGATCGCGCTCGCGTATGGCGGAATCGATGAATAGCCTTTTGCCACCCAATGCCACGGCCAGTGAGCGCGCCATCGAGGCCGCCACCGCACGCCTAGCGGACATTCCGGTGCCCATCGCCGAGTTATGGAATCCGCACACCTGTCCGGAAGACAAGCTCGCATGGCTGGCGTGGGCGCTCGGCATCAGCGCGTGGAAGAGCTACTGGCCACTGGCCGTCAAACGCGCCCGCGTCGCCAGTGCCATCGACATCGCCCGACGCAAGGGCACCGCGCAAAGCGTCTTCGACGTCATCGCCAGTTTCGGCGGTTCGGTGGTGCTCACCGAGTGGTGGCAGATGGACCCACCCGGCATCCCGTACACCTTCGACATGCAGCTCACCGTCTCCGGTATCGACGGCGAGCCGGCCAGCGCCGCGTTCGTCGACGACGTCATCGCCGAGGTCAATCGCACGAAGCCCACGCGCAGCCATTTCACCTTCACGCAGACGGCCACGCTTACCGGACGCCTCCGCGTCGCCGCGTTCATCCGTCCCTGCATCTATGCCCGCCTGAACCTATACGCCGAGGCTGCCACCCCATGACCGCACTCAAACTCATCGTCACGGCCGCTGGTCGCGCCGCACTGAGCAATGCCGCGCACGACGGCACGGCGCCCACCACCATCGTCAGCGTCGGTATCACGGCCACCCCCTTCACCCCGTCGCCCACGACGAAGGTCATCCCGGGTGAGAGCAAGCGCATCAGCACGATCAGCGGCGGTGCGGTCGCTACCGACACGTTGCACGTCACCATCCGTGATGACAGTACCGACACCTACAGCGTCCGCGGTGTCGGCCTGTACCTTGCCGACGGCACGCTGTTCGCGGTGTACAGCCAACCCACCGACCTGCTGCAAAAGAGCAGTCAGGCCACCATGTTGCTCGCCGGCGACGTGCAGTTCGCCGACATTGATGCCAACAGCCTCACGTTCGGCGACACCAACTTTCAGATGAGTCTGGCCACCACCGATGTCACCGGCGTGGTGCGATTCGCCACCGATGCCGAAACCCTCACCGGCACCGACCCTCAGCTCGCCATCACGCCCAAGAGCTTGCTGGTCGCACTCAACGAGCGCCTTGGCGTCGGCGCACCGAGCGCCTTCGTCAAGACGCTACTCAACAAGGTCAGTGCACTGGCGTTCGTCACCGCGCTGGGCATCCGTGGCGCGGCCTCGTACGACACCGGTGCAAACAACGGACTGGACGCGGATCTGCTCGACGGCCAACACGGTGCGTACTACCTCGACTACCGAAATCTCGGCAACGTGCCGCTCACCTTCGCACCGTCATCGCACCAACACTCAGCGACCGACATCACCAGCGGTACCCTGGTGGTGGCGCGCGGCGGTACCGGCGCCGGCAGTTTCACCGCTGGCAATTACCTGGTCGGCAACGGCACCGGAGCGCTCGCGGAAAAAACGCCGGCGCAAGTACTGGCCAACATCGGCGCTGCTGCCCTCGCCCACTCGCATCCGATCGCCGACATCAACGGCTTGCAGACCGCGCTCGATGCACGGCCGCTGCAGACGGCGGTGACCACACAGATCACCGCAGCCGTGAACGCGCTCATCAACGGCTCACCCGGCGCACTCGATACGCTAAAGGAACTCGCCGATGCGATGGGCGATGATCCGAATTTCGCGGCGACGATGACCAAAGCGCTGGCGGCCAAGCAGAACTTACTCGGCTTCACACCGGTGCAGCAGGGCACCGGCACAGGTCAGCTGAATAACGCGGTGAAAATCGGATGGAGTGGTTCGAAGGTCAAGGTCACTATCGATGCGACCGATATGGGCAACGTCGCGTTGGAAAGCTGGGTGAACCAGACGGCGATCCTACGCGGCAACAGCAACAGCACGGCCGGAACTATTTTCTCGTCCGGCGCGCCACCGAACATCGCATCCGTCAGCAGCAGTGGCAACGACCGCAATACCTCCCTGCAAATCGGCAACGCCACCAACAACAGCGCGTCGGCAACGATGTCCTTCATTCGCGAAGGTCAATGCGGCGTCCACTTCGGTCTGGACACGGACAACGTGATGAAGATCGGCGGCTGGTCGTATGGTGCCGTCGCCTATCGCATCATCCATGAAGGCGTTGCTAACCCGGCGCTGCAAGGCACCTGTTACGCCACCGGCGGATTTCAGGTGGGCTCCTCCAAGGCGCTGAAAACAAAGTTCAAGCGCGTGCGCGCCGGGCTTGCTGCCGTGTGCGCCATCGAGACGGCGAGCTACGTCTACAAGAAGACCTACAACCCCGATGGACGCCGTCGTCTGGGCGTGATTGCCGAACAGCTTGAACCACTGATCCCCGAAGCCGTCAGCGAAGACGGCGCCGGTCGCAAGACCGTGGATTACGCGCAGATCACGCCCGTATTGATTCAGGCCATCAAAGAGCTTTCCGCACGCGTCGACGCACTCCACGCATAAACCCAAAGGCATTACACGCATGGCACCCAACGCACGCATTCGCACCATCGCCGACGGCATCACGGCCGAGATGGTCGCCGAGCAAACCCACCTCCTTTACGATCCGTCGACCGGCAGTGGCGTGGTTTCTTTTCAAGCGCGCGAAAGCCTGTTCGTCAACAACGCGTATCAGCCATTGAACGGCGACTATGACGTATTGCAGGTCACCATTGCTGACATTGCACCCCGCTGCTTTGGTGTCGGCACCGACCCCGTGACCGGTGCCGATTTGTCGAAGGTATCGACGGCTGGTTTAGCGCTAGTCATCAAGGCGGCGTATGACACGCTCTACAACGAGCGCGCCACCGTCATGGCGGCGCACGCCGTGGCGGCGGCGGCGTCACTCATGCCGGCTTCGTCGTCGGAACCGGCAGCCAGCTGATGTCGGGCTATCGCAATGGCGCTGCTGTCGATGCTGACAACCTTTTTGATACCGACATCGTGGGCGATGGGCCACAAGCCGAAAACTTTCGCCTCTCGAACGGGGTGGGTTTGAAATATGCCGCTGCGCCCTATGGCACACCGGGGTCAAGTTTCGGCTATCGCAACAGCGCTGGCGTCGACAACGGCCCTCGATGGACCACCAGGGGCACGGCGAATTACACGCTGCCGATCAACGGCAGGGAATACGGCGCGGTGTATTTCATTCCGTCAGGCACCACAGGCTATGGCCGCGTGACGTTTCAGGTAGCCGGCGGAAACACGTATGCGGTATTAAAAACCACACCATCGGGGACGACCACGCTCGTTTCTGGCGCGCTTCCCGCGGGTGCGGTCTATGTCCGATATACGTTTGTTTCGTACGTCGTTAGGACCGGCGACACGGACGGCGGCGGTAGCGTGACCAACCCGGCCGCATCCGCGACCGCCATCGGCACCGGAACGATCGCCGCCTTTTATCAGACCGCCATGTTCGGTTCTGCCGCGGGATCAAAAGGCCGCGCCTATACGTTCAAAGTCGAATTCCTCAGTGCCGCCAGCGTCGTGATTTCAACATCCACCATCACAATGTACGGCGCTATCGATGGCTCTTAAGCCGGCATTCGACGAGAGAGCAAAACCGCTTTTGCCCGACAGATCGTTTATCGATGTACCAGCCCACTGGTACATCGGCCGCGCATAGCCCTCGCGCGCATGGCATTAGCACCATGCCGACATGGATCAGCTCGTCGAAATCTTGCGTCTGCTGCAGAACCTGCTGCGCTTCGGCACGATCGCTTCTGTCGATCATGACGCGGGCTTGTGCACGGTAAAGACGGGCGCACTGCTGACGCGGCCGATGCCGTGGTTTGTGGAACGTGCCGGTGACGCCAGCACGGGCTGGGACCCGAGCATCGGCGAGCAGGTGATGGTGTTCTGTCCCGGCGGGGATACCGCGCGCGGTGTCGTGC